CTGGACGGTCTGGGAGCTTGTTTGCACAGAGACTTAAACTCAATCAGGTTTGGACAACGGGCTGGCAAGTTTTGCAATGCCCAGCCAATAGCGTGCAAGTTGTCTTCAAAAATACCGAGTTCATGCGCCCAATGAGATTTCACATCGGTGCTGCTGAGTGTTCCCCACTTGTTTGTAAACTCTGTCCCGTAAGAAATTGCGAGTCTGGCAAACAAACGATCAATCGCTGCGGTTGGAAGTGCCATTTTTAATCTCCTTTGGTTTGTTAAAAAACTCCATGTCTATGATGGATGCTTCATTTGGGTCTTTAGCTGCAACGCCTGGTGCAAACTCAGCCATGCGTAATCGTGCGGCCTTTTGCCAAGGTGCTTCGTGAATCTTGTCTTGTTTGTCAGCTCGTTGCTTGCGTATCCAGTTGCGCCAAGTTGCAAACCAATCAGCTTTTGCTTTGGCTTCTGAAATCCAATAATCTTTGAATCCGGCTGCCACTTGGTTGACGTTCAGCTCAGGTCTTTCTTGCTTTGCCCAGATTGCCCACTCATCTGGTAACTCCCAATCATTTTTGAGAATGCTTGCCTTGGGTTTGGCAACCTTGGTTGCACTCTCTTTTATTGTGTCTTGTGTTATGGGTCTTGTGTTATGTGTAGCATTGCGTTCGCTATGCGTTGGCAATGCGTTCGCATCATCAGGTAAGTCTTTGATATTGTTAGACCATCTGGCATTTGCACTAGCTTTTGCCTTCTCACTTTTTAAATTGACTTGATTTATTTCTTGAATGACTCTCTCAGATGTGAATCCATTATCTTCCTTAAAAAACTCTCGCAATACGTTCGCAATGGCATCGCAATGCGAACGCATACGAATCAATCGAGCGATTTGGTCAATATCATTTGGTAATGGTTTTTCGTGAAGATAGCACCAGTCGAGCAATCGTCTGTATGCCAAATCTTCAATATCTGTCAAATGACTTGTGTGACTAGAGTAGTCACCGATATTGAATTGATAATAGTGCATAACGAACCTTAAAAAAAAAGGTTTCACCTGTACACGCAATTCCTTTTTTAAGGGAATCTGGCAGGACGGGCCAACACCCGCTGCGTATACATGTGAAACCTTGTTGGAAATATGCCCCTGCCAAGGGATATATAAATCTTAAAGCTGTTTAGATAAAAAGTAAAGTGGGTCTCGATAAAGCACGATTTACCATACGAAAATTAAACATTCAACCCAGAGTGCAAGTGCCTGCCAAGGTACTCCGGTCTGCAAGGTTGCTTGCTAAAAGTCAGGCCGCTAACGCCTAACACCCACACAATTATCCTACTCTACAACTGGCAAAACTTGCTTGTTTACCTTACTCTTTTTAAACCATTCTGGCCTCAGCACCTTTAGCTGCCAGAGTCGGGCTGGTGGGATTTCCGTCCATTGCGAAACCGCCTGGCGTTGGATGCCGAGCATCTTTGCCAGAGCAAAAGCTGTCCCTGCGAGTTCGATTGCTTGATCTTTTGTCATACCGCTATGTTAAGCCCACTTTCTCTTTTTTGCAACATATTGAAAATAATTGTAGACTTTGCTGTAAAGTGGGCTTAACATTCAATTGTAGTATTTGACAACGCCCTCACGGGTCTCTTAAAGGAAACACAATGGATCGTCTTCTCTCTGCATATCTCGCAAATCCTTGCGACAAAACCAAAACCAAGCTCCTCAATTATCTTGCCAAGCATCCAATGGCTGCGTGCTTTGCCACGCCTGAGCAGCATCGCCTCATTCGCTCAATCTATGGAGACGCAAAATGAACGACAACAAACTTCCACACAATTGGCACGACACAACACTCTACAGCAAGCAAGAGGACAAGATTCCGATGGGTGCTTGGTTCGGTGCAGCTGTCGCTGTCGGTGCTTTGTTTCTCGCTTGCTACCTTTAAGGATCATCATGGATCACATCTACACACCATCAAACGCCACCGACATTGAGAAAGGTTGGCGTGAAAAACTGGATTATGTTCGTGCCTCCGAGCAGCCAGACATTAAAGCCAAGCATCAGATGTACAAGCAATTTGGACGAGACACTTCAAAGGATGACAATGGACAACATTGAAAAATCTTGCCAAATCATGCAAGCCTTCACAGATGGCAGTTATCCAATTGGAGATGATGCGTTCTGGGAGCAGCACATGACAGACAAAGATTTCGTCATGTCGCTACTCAAGACTATCTCTGCCGCTTACTACTCAACCGACCCGACAATCGGTGAGCTGCTCGACAAAATCGAAACCCACATTGAAAAGGTAATCACATGAAAAACCTCGCAACCGCCTTAGTCAAGGCACAAAAGTCCTTCGGGCCTGCTCTGAAGTCCTCCACCAACCCGCATTTCAAATCCCGCTATGCAGACCTGTCTGCTTGCGTTGAGGCTGTGATGGGTGCTTTAAATGACAACGGCATTGCCCTTGTGCAGAAATCTTATGATTGTGCAAATGGCGTAATGGTGGAAACCATGTTCGTGCATGAATCTGGCGAAATGATGGAATGCGGAATCCTCCACTTCCCTGCAAGCAAAGCCGATCCCCAAGGTCACATGAGTGCGCTGACCTATGCTCGCAGAGGATCGCTCATGGCCGCCTGCGGCATCGCCCCAGAAGATGACGATGGCGAGCAAGCCACCAGACGCTCTGCGCCCATGCCAGACATTACCGACCACCTCTCGGCCATCGAAGCCACCGCCAACTCTGACGAACTGGCAGCAGCGTATAAATTGGCTTATGACGCTTGTGAGGGCAATCAATCACTACAAACCAAAGTAATCGCAGCTAAAAAAGCTCGCATTGAGCGTGCAAAAAAGGAGAAAGTAAATGGATGAGCAACGCACCGAGGAATGGTTCACGATTCGCCTGGGCAAAGTCACGGCCTCCTCACTGTACAAAGTTCTGGCTAAGACCAAGACAGGATACGGGGCAGACCGAGCCAATTACATGACTCAGCTGGTGCTGGAGCGTGTAACAGGAAACAGGGCTGAGTCTTACACCAACGCCAGTATGCAATGGGGTATCGACCAAGAGCCATTTGCCAGAGCCGCATACGAGGCATCCAGAGGGGTCATGGTAGACGAAATAGCCTTTGTCCCACATCCCACTATCGAAATGTCTGGAGCGTCCCCAGACGGGCTTGTTGGGGATCGGGGAATGGTCGAGATTAAATGCCCAGACTCCAAGACTGCCTTGGAATGTTGGCTCTCTGACAACCCTGTGGAGTCAAAATACATGGCTCAGATGCAATGGCAAATGCGCTGTGCTGATCGTGATTGGTGTGATTTCGTAGTGTTTGACCCACGAATGCCACTCAAAGCTCAACTATTTGTTGACAGAGTAGAGCGTGATGACGAGTGGATTGCAGCAACAGAAGTGGAAGTTTTAAAGTTCTTGGCTGAAGTCGATGCCAAGGTCGCAGCTCTTAATAAAATCATAGGTGAATAACATGGCACGAATCATTAAAGAAATCAGCTGCTCAGTCGGTCAGTACACAAACGCAGCTGGTGAACAGAAAAAACGCTATCAGCGCATTGGTTCAATCATTGAAACCAAGATTGGTCCTATGCTTAAATTGGACGTTCTGCCTCTCATGGAGGGTTCTTGGGACGGTTGGGCATACCTAAACGACCCTAAACCCAAAGACGATGAGCAACCTCGCCAGCGTACAAGATCAACCGAGCCGCCCCCATACGATGATCTGGACAGCGACCCACCATTCTAGGAGAGACAAATGTCTAAAACCCAGCAAGTTTTAATGTATCTTCAGAAAAAGCCAATCACCAGTTGGGAGGCCATCGTTCTGTTCAAGGCCACCCGTCTGGCAGACATTATTTTCAAACTTCGGGGGCGAGGCTTAAACATCACCACCGAAATCGTGCAAGGAGAAAAGTGTCAGTTTGCTAGGTATCGACTGCATAGGTAAGAATGGAGGGGCGGCTCATCACCGCCCTTTTTTACATTGTGCTAAGAACAGCTGCGTACTTAGCCTGGCGGTCATCCAGACCATG